TATCGGCCATTTTGGTTTTGCTCGCCTTATTTGATCAATGGTGACTATCGTCTCTACTTCTCGGTATTTTAGAGTGTCTCCTGTGAGATCACAATACGCCTTGATTTCTGTGTAGCTGCAATCTCCCAACCTGACGAATATCTCCCAAAGGTGCTTCACTAGCTCTGGAATTTCTGGCTTATTCAATAGCGCCTTTGGCATTCTGCCTGTTGACCTATGGTGCTGCACCATTGAATCATAACGGCTGATTTTTGACTTTCCCGGCACCTCATGGACCCAAAAGTACCAAGATGCATAATCTATCAAGTCATCAATCAGCCCTTGATAAAATTTCCGTCTTCCCTCATGTGGACATTGAGCTGTGCAACTATGTAGGGTACTTTCCTGTAGAACTCCAATGCGCTCTCATAGCTCAGCTCATAATCCTCCCCTTCAGACTGCAACCCTTTCCACCCTGCTGTGCAGTCGGCCACCACGCGAAGCTCAGCCTCTTGCATTACCTCTGCAATAAACTTTGGATCTTTTCCGTTGCCCTTCCCCTTGGTTTCGGCAACGACCTCATCAAGCCTAACTTTTGAACTGATTCTGGCAGTCTTTGAGTCGGCACCTAGAACACTAATCACAACATCTGTTTTTTCGCCATCGACGCCGAATATTTCACATTCTGAAGGGGTTTCATGTCCTGCCGTAGAAAGATCATTTATTTCCATTATGGCGTCCGCGTGATTGTGATATTAGATGCCTCTGTCGTGTCGTACAAAGCAGAAAACTCTAACGCAACCGTGACTTGCCCCTCTCCGCTAACGTCCGGATTGCCGGAGTTATATTTTATTCTCGGCAATAGGAAGTTTAGACTCGAAGCGTCAGGATCGGTGAGAGTCACGCTTAGAGAGCTTTCGGTTTCAGCCAAAAATTTGTTATACTCATCGGAATCTTCAAAGAAGAAAGTTGCGGTGCCGGTCAATCGAGACTTTCCAACGCTAGGACGAATGGTCTTGTTGTCACCGATAATAAAAGCTGCCTCCAAGCCGTTAGACCAGCTCAGCTCAAGGCTAGTCACAGATGCTGCGCCACCGCCCTCAAGTATTGAGCCGGTGAACGAGTCAAAAGGCTTTTTATCCAGAGCCGCGTCATATGTAGCGCCGGATATGATCGAAGTGGCCGGTGTAGAAACATCCTGCCCTAGAACAGTGAATGTAACCTCTACCATCTGGTTGGGAGCGATATTGAGCGACATTTCGCTGTACTCACCGCCCAGAGTCCGGTGATATTCAGGCGTGTCGATATTCCCAAACAAACGTTCAAATGTGAACGATCTCCGAGTCGTGCCAGCCTTTAGCACGTTAGTCGACCAAGTACCCATGGCCATAGCCTCAAGTGCTTCGTCATACGTACCATATTCCAGCTCACCGGGGATCTCACCGCCCGCCTGCCTATTTCCGTGACGCTGATCTTCTACTTGGCGATCAGAGCGCAATTTGCCAGCCTCTATGGAATCCTTGGTTAAGCCAAGCGACGCGCCAGTGTGTGATACCGGCGTAAAAGTGGGGGTCGCATCTGTTGTTCCGTATACCGTCTCTGGGCTGGAGTGTAAAGTGTGCTGTGCGCCTGTTGCAATTGTCATTATGCGGCCCTCGCTGCCGTGAATACCTGATAATCAATTGATACAGGCACTATATAAAAATTATCATCTCTAAAGCCAGAGGCAATGGAAACGCTTCTAATTCTTAGTTTAACATTGTTTTTAGTGAGCGTCGTTCCGCGCTTGAAGTGATCTGCGATGGAGTCAGGCCACGCGCTCATGCCGTCACCAACGGGTATGTAAACACTTATCTGAAATATGCCTACGCTCTCATCTTTCCCGTCCGTCCCTAGAGATGCCTGCACTGTATCGCCCGGCAGCATGAAAGTCTTCAAGTAGAGCGTGTCTGGCACGTTGTCATGCACAACATTTTCATGCGCGACAGGAGGGACGCTGGCCAGCGTATCCAGTCGGTCCAAAAATGCTATTTCTGTATCCGCAAAATAAGTACTCATTGCTTTTTGATGGCCTGATTTGCTTCGCTGACTGATACCCTAAGCATTCCGGCCGGGGCCTGCGTAGACCAGCCGAATTCAACTCTGTGAGCATAAGCCATATTGTTTGTCATGTAGAATATTTCGCCCAATTCCAGAGAATCTATAATCACCTTGACTGCTTTTTGTGTGGCTACGCCGTTCTTGTCAGGCTTTACGCTTATCGCGCTCTTCAAAACAGGTGCGCCAATACTAGCAGCCCATGCACCCCTCAGAGTTCCGCCAACATATCCTGCAGGGGCCTTCCCTTTCCATAGAGATGAATTTCCTACTGGCGTCCGCTTGATTATGTTTCCTGTGATAGAAAACAGGGTGCCCTTAATGACTCTACTGGCGATATCCTTCCGGTCAATAACGGCCAATTCAAGCGATCGCGCGAAAGTCATTTTCTTAGAAACACGTTAACCGCAACTTCAGTACCGGCCGGGTTTATTGGCCGCTTCCGGTAAACCTTGGCAATCTCACCATTAACGGTAACGGTGTCGCCTCGCTTGTAGTCTGCTGACTCGGCAATCAATCCAATATCATCTTCCTTCAATGCGAATTCACTTCTGTCGCTCTTTGAGATGCTTGTTACAACTGCCTTGGCCGTATATGTCGATGTTGTTGATGGCCTTGACCTTGTTGCGTTGTCGTAATCGCCTAGAGTTTCCGTAGTGAACGTGTACTGTTTGCCAAATTTTGCAATCAGCCTGTCTGCGGTAGAGTTTAAGCGATCATAAAACGCTGTCATGCACGCATCACCATAAGGCCACCACCACCGGCAAGCAGCTTTCGCATTGCCTTGGATGTCGATACATTAAGATTTCTTGCAGATGCGTTTTCACGGTATGTGACACTGATTGGACCAACGGTCTCAGAAGTCACTTCGCGATCAACGGTATTAAGCTCGCCCTCGCCTATTTCTTCAGCATAGGCCAGCTCATATATTGAGTTTTTGACTTCACTAGGTATAGAGTCAGCATCAACATAGTAGCCATCAATTGTGACCGACTGTCGAGGCCACTGCATAGTTTGGTCTCTGGTTACCTTGAGACCTATGAATGGCTGCGACTCAAAATAGTCAGTCGCCCTCAAGATTAGGGCCTCTATATCTTCGTCGCAGCCTTTCTCAGTGGAGCGGGGTCCGAAACGAGCAGACGACCAGTCGCGGTATTCATCAACCGTGATATAGCTGTTAGCTGCACTTACAAGGCTGCCGTCTTCCACTGTGATAGTCATTCTGCAATAGCCCAGCCATTTTTCTTCATGGTCTCGAAGTCTTCTATGGAAACCTCAAGCTCTTTGAGGTCGTCTCCACGCTTCCTGAAAACTTTGACTTTGGTATTCTTCATGAGACTGGCTTTTTCAGCCTCTTTCTTAAAGTCAGAATACAGCTCATGAATAGACTTAATTTCACCTTCAAGCTCTACGATTCGCTTGTTTAGTTTTGCGTTTTCAGTCTTAACGTCTGTCATAAATGCACCATTAATTAGGCGGCCGGAGCCGCCGCGAGTTTAGCCCTGGAGAATACAAACGGCGTCTGAGTTCCACACCTTAGCATCGTAAACTACAGCGATTTCAAACATTGCTTTTTTGTAGCCGCGATAATCTGAAATCATGTAAGTAATTCCGGTTACCGGGTCGGTCACGAACAGCTCATCAACTGCAGCATCGCCACCCTGCGGCTTAGCGTATGGACGCACGACGATTTCCATTGCATTGAAATGCAGTGCAATGTTTGCCGTGTACGCTGATGAGATAGCCATATCCTCATTGTCAGCGACAGCACCGAGCAGACCTGAATTCAGAACGAGGTCAGAGTCACCATCACCAGCAAAGCCAGTACCAACAACATACTTGGTTGTGGTGTCGCTGGAGAATGTAATCGCATCACCTACCAACAATGTACCAGTACCAGTGTCAACATGAATCGTCTTGTCGCCGATGTCATAACCGGCAACAAGATCGGAATCATATAACGCGCCAGTGCCCGCAGTATGAGTCTGAATACCCGCCGACTCTTTGAGCATTAAGCCCTGCAAGTCAAGCAACGTGCCACGACGTAACATATCGTCACCACCGGCCTCGTTAGCCTTTTGAAGCTGGGCCTGATTTCTCAATTTAGTGCCAGCGAGACCGCCGATAACCAGACTGACAAAACCATCCTCAACAGGGGCGCCACGATCAGCTAATCGCTGTCTTACTTCTGCCACCGAATCAAAGTTCGTCGCGAATGGGTTTGTTCCTGGCGTACCGAATGCAGCGCCAGCACCCTTATATGCAATACCGCACGCATAAGCCTCAATGGTGTTTGAGATCTTCCGCATAGCTTGCAGAATCTGATTGCCATAAACAGAGGTAAACCCGTAAGAGGTGTTATTTAATGATCTTACCTCTTCACCGCGCCATGGAATCTTAACGCTTGTAGATTGGTTCACGGTGAAATTATCAGGCTCGATAACTTGGTCCGTTCCTTCAGGAATAGTCATGGATGGAGTGATTGACTCTTCTACGGGCTGCGGAGCATTGAAAGATGTCACGGTATCACCAACCGCAACGGCCTCACTGCCAGTATTTAGCTGAGTCGAAGTAATGAGGCCAATACGTTCACGGCCAACCTGTTGTGCTGCTTTTTGTAAATCCGGGATTAATCCGGTTAATGTGTTAGCCATGGTGGGCCTCTTAATATCAAATGTTAAATTGGTATGCCGCCATCGTTAATAAACTTAGATTGGTCTGAAGCGCTGAGTTTTTGATAGTCAGCCCTCGGCATTTCTTTGGTTTTCGCGGCCCCGCCACTACCACCTTGAGCGCCCCCACCAGAGGCGTTTGTTCCATCGACCAAAAACGGGTAACTTTTAGCCATTGCCGCTTTCAAGTCATCAGTGCTTGATATTGTCTGCTTGCCGTCTTCAGAAAGCACAACTAATACATCACTGTCAATGTCAAGTCTACCGCTTATTTTTTCAGCAAGCAAACTTGCCCTTGCAGTATCCTTGGTGAGCGTAGCCGCTAGTACTCTGGCCTCGCTTTGAATCTTGCTTTTTCTGTTGGCGCTCTTCATGCCTTCGTAGTCGTCTGAAAGCTTCTTATTCTGGCTTAGCGCGTCTTCGAGCTGCTCCATCAGCTTGCTCTGATCCGTATTTGCTGCGCCTTTTTTCTTGTCGGCCTCCATGGTCTTCATTTGGCTTTCAATTTCAAGCAGCTTTGCTTGTGCCTGCTTTTTCTCACCGAGTATTTTATCGGCGTGATCCTTTATCTTTTGCGTATCTTCAGGCGTGTATTCCTTAGCGCCTTCGATTGTGGATAAATCAAAATCATCACCTACTTCTAAATATTTTGGCATAGTGTCCTCCGGACGTTAAGCGGCCCCGCCGCATCTGGTTATTATATCACGCTGCAGATCTTTCGAAAGCCATGGGGTTTAATGCCCTCAGCTCCCGCAGATTATAAGTCTGTCCAGTATTATCGACAAATTTTTCTAGGCTCAACTTGCCAGCCCTGAAAAGCTTAGCTCTCGCAGGGCCTAAAGCTTCGTCTTGGAATCTAGCAGGCTGCTTCCTAAGCCACCCCGAATAGGTAACCCTGGCGCTCTGGAGCTGTGCACCATCGGCAC